TCAGCCGCCGTTGCCATTGCCCGTCTCCGTGTTGAGCTGCTTGACGAAATAGAACGTCACGACCATCGTGTAGACGTTCATGAAGTTCTCAGGGATCGCGTTCTGGATGGTGAGCACACAGAACGTGATGGTCAGCGCGATGGTCACGAGCGATTTCACGCTCAGGAGGTTCGCGAGTTTTTTTAGCAAGAGGTCCATTTCATTCTCCTTTGCACTTGATTTTGATGTTGGCGAGCAGCGCCAGCTCTGCCGTCCACGCGGCGAACCACGCGACGGTCAGGCTGTCCGGCACGGTCTTGTCGTTGGCGGTGAGTACGAGACTCACGATGCAGTACCACGTCAGGTTAAAGATGGCCGCCCAGACGTACTTGTCGCGCTTGCGCATGGTCTTGAGTTTTTCCCGCGCGGACTTATAGAGGTCGATGCCCAGAAGCGTCATGCAAACCACGCACACGCCCGCGAGGATGGTTTCGGCCCAATCCATCAACTTACCACCTCCCACTCGTCGATCTCCGACTTGATGCGGTCGATAAAACTGTTTCCACCGAGGGCCTTGTACCCGCGGTAGAGATAGAGAAAATCCTCCAGCTCGTACTGTCGGATGGTGTGGTCCTCCCTGTGGCGGTAGTAGGTGTGCAGCATGTCGTGCCGGAGCTGGCATTTGAGCGCGTCGGTCAGCTTGTCCAGCCCGAGCAGCTTGTTCCGGATGGGCTTGATGAGCATGGCCAGCGCCGCGAGGATGACCGTGATCTCCGAGCAGATGGAGGCCGCGGATGCTAAGTTACCCATTGGCGTACTCTCTCTTTCGTTCAGGATTGGCCGGAGTTGCCTCCGGCCCTACTCACTTGTTCAGCTCCGCGAGCTTCGCTGCAATATCGTCCGGGATGCGGCACTTCTCCTTCTTGACGCAGTAGCCGTTCTCATCGTAGGTAAGCTTGTACTGCGGCAGGACGTAGATCTCCGTGCCGGCGCGCTCAAGGTCGCGGCGCATGACCGGCTGCACGATGCTGTTCCTGATGCCTGTGCTCTCGCTCAGGCCCGCGGGGGTATCGGTGACCTCGATGGGTCTGCCGTCAGAGGCGATTCTCTTGTAAGTAGCCATTGTTCTAATCTCCTTTTTGTTTTATTCGGTGCCGTAAAACAGATCGTTGTAGCACCGATAGCGATATTTGATGCTGCCGGTATCAATGCTCTGATTCATTTCTCTGCACATTCTCTGCCACTCCCCGCAACAGTCCATTTCAGGACAGCCGCAGCGATATACGCAATTCGGGACGAGTACGTCAGAGAGCTCCGGCTCTACCTCACGCAGTGCCCGCTTGAAGTCCTCCGCATAGGCGCGTGTCTCCGGTGACGCCCGTCGGCAGAGGCGCTTACGCATGGTATCGATCAAGGACTGTGCGTTTGCTTCCCCGGTAAAGTCTACCGGCACGTCCTGCGGGAGCTTGTCGCGTGGAATGCCCGTGCGGTCTGAACGCTGAGAGCTGATGAAGCATTCCCACTTGTGGCGGCTCCAGTGCGTGGCGATCCAGCTTTTAATGCTGTGCCAGCTCCACTTAACGCGAATGCCGCGGATCGGGCTGTGCTCGGCGATGAGGATATCCCGTCTGAAATCACCGCTCGGCTCATGCCCGAGCGGAGGCTTGGAAACGGTAGCGCGGCAGTCGTCCACGACTTCCGTCCAATCGCCCTTGATTTTGAGGATAATGGTCTTAAAGTCTTCTTTCACTTGCATCCTCGCTTTCGATTCAATAACTCCTGCCGTCCTTTGTTGCGGCCTTTTGCGTCTGCATTGCAGCTAAGTCACAGGCATTCCGTCTGTCTGGGGGACGATCACCACCTCCTGCCTGTTACAATCTCGCCGGGCATCGGCCCCGTCCGTTCCGGCGGCGGAAAAGGTGAAAAGCAATGTGATTCGAGTGATTCCCTTGTCGAAAAAATCAGCCGGCAGAAACGAAATCTCGGGAACTTGGAATGGGCAGCCGAGGATTGAATACGGGTGTCCGCTGGACGCTTGTGGGCTGTTCGGCGGGAGCTGCTTCCTGTGTTCTTGATCTCTCGGAATGCCCGTGACTTAACTGCAATGCACGGCCTCGCCTGATGGTCAGGCGGCTCTTGTTATTTTCACGCGGAAGGCCCGCAGAAGCGCGCGTAGACGCGCGAGGAGCGAGCCGGTACGCTGAGCCGCCGCGTCTTCCAACGCACGCAGGAGACGGCTCTGCGCCGCCGCACGGTGCCTTCGCTGGCCCCATATCGGCGCCGTTATCAGCGCGCGATCCGGCGTCCGCTCCTGCCGCTTTTGGGCTCCGGAGGCGGTCGCCCTGCGCGCTGCAGCTCTGGCCCGCTCCGGGATCAGATCGTCCGCCGCGTGCTGCCGGTAGAGCGCGTATAGCGCCGGCTCGAGCGCGTCCACGCCCAGCAGCTCCACGCCGCTGCCGTCGGTGCAGAGGGCACGGATGCGGCCGGCCGCGCGATGGATCGTGCGGCAGACGGTCGAATGGTCCACGCCCAGCAGTGCGCCGATCGAGCGCATATCCAGCCACTCGCCATAGTAGAGGTAGAGATACACGGCCTGCGTCTCCGTCAGGCGGGAGAGTACATAGCGCGCCGTTTCCGGTTCGGCCAGGTCAAGACGGTTCGGATGCTCGCGCAGATCCTCCTGGCGCAGATCCTCCGCCTTATCGTTAAGGACCTTCTTCGCACGGAGCAGCGTGCGGGAGACCGTGGCCTTGTTCACGTCGAGCTGCTCGGCGATCTCCGTCGCGGTCTTGCCCTGCAGGAGGAGATCGAGCATTTCGCGCTGGCGGTCTGAGACCGCCGCGCGGCCGCGCCGGAGCGCCCTCATGAGCCGTGCGCGGCTCTCGCCATTGTCCGAGCCGAGGTCATCCCAACGGACTTGATTTCCTTCGAGGTCTGCAAAGGTCAAGTCGCAGCGCTCGAAGAAGTCAAAGCTGTTGACATCTGCTCCGGCAGCACCGGTGTGTATGACCGTCCGCTTGACCGCCTTGTGCCGCTTTTCCTGCGGTGGGCGAAGAGCTTCCAGCCGCTCAAGGCTCTCGTGGTACATCTCGAACAGGATGCGAAGACGGTGCTTCTGCTCTCCGCGTCTGCCGGGGTCCTGCTCCTGCTTGATCTCCTCCCGGACGAGCTGAATGCGCGCATAAAGCTGGTCTTTCTCCTGGACGGCAGCCTCATAGGCGGTCACGTCAGCCCTCCCAGTCTACCCAGCCGTCCATGTAGACCTTGATCACACCGTCCACGCGGTAGAAGGCGTTGTTGATGAGCGGCACGCCCTCCGTGTATTCGATGGGATTGTCGGCGCTCATGCCGACCGGATTTGCCTGCTCGACGTAATCCTTTCGGACGTCCACGTCGTTGACGGTGAAGATCCTCCAGTCAAAGCCGAGCTTGTCGCTCTGCTCCGTGCGCTGCGTGATGCCGCCAGCGGCCCGCACGAGCTTTCCGTCCGTGATCGCGCCCTTAATGGCATTGAGCTTTTCAGTTTGCATCATAGGTGGCCTCCAGTTCCGCCAGCTGCGCGTTGGCAGCGGCAAGGTTTTCTTCGCTCTCGGTGAGCTGCGTATCCTTCTGGGCGACGGCAGCGTTCAGGCTCTCGATCTGCGCCTGATACGGCGTAACATCGCCCCAATGCTGCTTGTCCGTTTTGAGAATGACGGTAAAGTAGCCCTGCTTTGTGTACTCGATTTCCTGCACGGAAAAGGTGTAGCCCTCTGGCAGTGGGCAAGCCGGATAGTCCGTGCGGACCTGCTCAACCGTGACATTCTGCCAGTCGATGGCCTCGACCGCCTCCAGCGTGTTTTCCTCGTAGCAGCGCTCGAAGATCACACGGTATACTCCATTCAATGCCTGAACAAAGCCGACGCGGTGGCCGTTGATCCTGTAATTTACTCCGTAAAATCCACTCATATACTCCTCCTTACCCGATCAGCAGCACAGCGCCGTCGAAGGCGGACGATGTGTGCAGTGTAATGGTCCCGTCAGCGGCGATCATGGCATAGGTCTCAAGGCTTGCCCATGTGCCTTTCCGATAGGCGCCGCTTGACAAGATAGATGCTTGCGCGAAAACGTCATTGCCCAGCAGCCCATGCTCGCTTCGCGGGATGCTCATGGTCGCCTCCGCATCGGTCTGTGTCCACTGGGCAGCGGTAAAGGTCTTGTAATACGATGCCGCCCCACTCGGTGTTTTCCATTCCTGTCCATCGGCGGTCTTCGTCAGTACCTGACCGGCGCTGCCGCCGGGGACGGCAGGGAACGCGCCGACATCCTCGGCCGTATATTCGGGGGCGCTTGGCTCACGCGCCCACTGCGAAATGCCAGGGTCGCGCACAGGGATCTCGACGCCGTTTACTTCAAAGCTGTCAATGTAATTCGTATTTGCCATGTGCTCCTCCTTAGATGGTGAGCGTGTGCTCGTTGATCGCAGCCGGCGAGAGCTTGAGCGTCGAGCCCTCCTGCTGCATCGTGCGGGAGGGGACATCAACGAGCTTGACCACGGACCCGTCCACGTTAAATTCCTTCGCCACACAGATGCCGACAATCCGCTCGCCCGCTGCGTTGTGGGCAATGACGCCAGCCATGAGCGTCTCCGGCGTTACGGTGTCCCCGGTCAGGTCAAGCAGGACTGTTCCGTCGCTGAGCTGGACTTTGTTGTTGGCCATGCCGCACCTCCTCAGCCGATGGTGACCGTCTTGCCTCCCTGCGCATTGTCGGTGTAGGCAATCGGGATCGCCGCCACCGTGACGGAGCTGAGGCAGTTGTACTCCTCGTCGGGCAGAACCTCCTGCGAGGCGAACGTGGGTGTGACGTTCTTGGCCTGCGGCTTCATGCCCTCGCTGCCGGACATCGTGCCGAGCACGCCGAGGACGGTGATGCCCTCGCGAATGTTGGCGGGGATCAGCTTCGCCTCTTCGGCTGCGTCGATCTGCGCCTTGCCGCTGCCGTCGTGGTAGCCCTGGGGGATGGTGACCGGCTTACCCTTTTCCGTGATGTTGAGCGTCTTGGCCCCGTTGTTCGGCATGGTACCGGTGACCTTGCTGCCGGTGACATAGGCCGTCTTGCCGGTCAGAATTTCCGCCGCGCCCGCGGTGGCGTCGCCGGTGTCCGCGTCAAATTCGCAGGAGCCGGTGATGGGCGCGCCGTCCTTGCCGTGCGCGGTAAAGCCCTTGAGGAGCTTGTCCGCGACCACGGTGTCCTGGGTGAGGTCCATGAGGACTTCGCCGCTCGAGAGTACGATTTTGCTGTTGTACTGATTTTCAGCCATTGAAAATACCTCCGATAAAAATTGTTTTTCCGCCCGCGGGGTTTTCCACGCGGGCGACTGCAATGGGATCAACAGTCACATTGTCTTTCAGAAGCCTGTCCTTTGTGGCAAGCTCCTGCGTCTCAAAGTTGGGCGTCACGGTATATGGGCCGTCATACGGCTCGCCGCCGCCCCCGCGGATGGTGACGTCAAACGCTACCGAGAGCGCCGTTTTCTGCGTCAACTCGAACGTGACCATCAGATCACCTTCCTACTCAGCGCACGCTTGACGTCAAGGCGCTGCATTTCCGAGCCGATCACGTCGCCGCTCGGGAACTTCACACGCACCTGCATGGGGCAGACGGTCGGAAGCCCGAAGGTCTCCGTCTGCGTGAGGGGAAAGTGAAATTTGCCGTCGGAAAACGTGACATCGCCCGGATAGGTCTTGACGAGGTTCAGCAGCGCGATCTCAACCAGAGAGACGGCGGGGGGGCTGAGCGTCTGGCCCTCGTTGGTGATCTCCACGTCGATGGAGTAAGCGTCGCCCTGTACCATTACGTCGTCACCTCCGTTGCGCTGACGGCGCCGGTGTCGTCCACCGTCAGTTTGAATTTTTTCGTGCTGCCCGCCGTCGAGGAGGGGATGATGATCTCGCCCTCGTCCACGCGCTGCAATAGCTCGTCGGTCTTCTCGCCGGTGTAGAGCATGGTGTAATAATCGTTCGGCATAGATACCTCCTTAAACGATCATTCTCCGCCCGAGGGAATCGAGCAGGCCAAGGTTGTTGCTGGTCACGAGCGGGCCGGACTGAAGCTCTTTTTTCTTGCGGTAGTAGATGATGATGCAGCCTGCGCCGCCGAGACCGCCCGTGGAGCCGGAGCCGCCGGCGCCACCGGCTAAATCAAGCCACGTTCCGGAGGGCGTACCATCGTACAGATAGGCTCCGTGCCTCAGATACAGCCCCGATGCGCCGCCTCCGCCTCCTCCGCCATTTCCTCCGTAACCTCCGCAGCCGTAGTTCACAGCATTGGATGGCGGCGCGGCATTCGCGCCCGCTCCGGCTCGAACGCCTGATGTGAGCGGTTGCACCGCGTCCTGACCGTTATTCCCTACCGCCGCGCCGCCGCCGCCCGTTCCGCCAGCGACAAGCAGGTATCCGTTTTTATAGACGGTTTCACTTTCTTCAAAACGCTTATAATTGCCCTCGGAGCCAGCGCCGCCGGTATTGGGTGGGACGCCTGTTCCGTTTTCGCCGGGATTAAAATTTGAGCCGTTTGCAGAGCCTCCGCCTCCTCCATCGCCGCCGGCGCTGCCGTCATCTCCTTTTTTTCCAAACACGTCGCCGGTAACGGGGTCTGTGAAGCCGGCATCCGAGCGTGAACCATTTTGAGCAGAAAGCGTGCCGAAAGTCGTTGCCGTGTCGGCACTGTACGCAAATACCGTGCCGGAGAAAACGTCGAGGTCGGCGGACAGTATGCGCCCACCGAGGCCTCCCTCTCCGCCCGCTCCGCCGGCGCCGCCAGCTCCCGGCTGCCGCGACCATGTGCCGCCGGGTTTGGCTTCGGTGTCCGTCACAATCAGAGACACCGAGCCTCCACTCGCGCCGCTGCTTCCATCTAAGCCGTCCGCGCCGTGTTCTACCAGCACTACGCGGAGCGAGGTCACGCCCTCCGGGACCGTCCACTCGCCCGAGCCTATGAGAATGACGCGCTCGTCGTAGTATTCATCGGTTTCCGGCTGCGGGGGCAGAAAGCCGACGAGCGCCGAGGTGCGGGACTTGAGCAGCCCGGAGATCTTCGTCTCGCGCGAGGCGATGCAGGCGAGCGTCTGCTGTTTGTCCCACTCGTTCCAGAGCGAAACGACGTGCCCGGCGTGCTCGGCTGCTGGGTTGACGTCCACGGTGAGCTGCTCGCGGCAGGCGTAATAGGCTGCCATGCGCTGCGCGACCGCGGAGGAGTTGACGAGCGAGACGAGCGTCGCGTCGGCGATCTCCTCGACGTTCTCCGCCGCGCCCTCGGTTACGGTGCGCGTGACGACGCGCCGGTTGTGGACGTAGCTTTTGCCGGTGAGCTTGCCGGTGCCCGCAGAGAGGACGGCGTAGTTCGCGCCGCTCTCAAGGACGGTGAAGCCCTCGGCCGTGAGCGTGTGCGCCGGCTCGTCAAACTCGATCACGTCGCCCTGCTGGGCCGTACCCTCGAAGAGAGTGACGTCCTCCGTGCCGGCAATGTACTGGTGCTCGGTGACGGCGACCGAGCTGACGGGGTCGAGGTACTTGACCTGGATGTTCGCAGCGTGGACGCTCCCGGGGCCGATGATGCTCGCCGCGCCGTCCCAGAGCTTCTGCACGCGCAGCGTGCCGTTCTCGTCCGTGTGCAGCCACGCGCCGATGGCAAAGAGCACCTGCACGAGGCTGTCGCGCGCCGAGGCGATGGGCAGCCAGCCGTAGAGCTTGATGCCGCGGTAGACGGTCTCGACGAGCACGGGGATGTCGCCGCAAATCTCCGCGACGACCTCGGCGACCGTCTGCCCGGTGTAGATGCCGCCGCGGTGCGGCCGGACGATCAGCAGCCCGACCGCGGAAAGCGCAGAGAGCGTGTAGAGCTTCGGCCCCACGCGCGTGACGCTCTGCAGGTAGTAGACGCCGACGCGGCTGCCGGAGCGGAAATACTCGACCTTGTCGTTTTTCTTGAAATTCCGGATCGTGCCCGATTCGGACAAAACGGTGATGTCGAGCGTGTCCGCCTCGAGCGCGTCCGCGCGCAGCTCCTTATACTCGCCCAGCACGCCGGGGGTGTCGGTGCTGATGCGCTCGTCCTCGGCGAGGAGCTCGCCTTTGTATTTTACGGTGTTCAGACTCATCACTTGGCCCTCATGGTAACGCGGAAGCCGTTCCACCAATGCGTGCCGCTGTCGTCGAGCAGGACGGACACGGTGTCGACCGTGGGGTGCGCGGTAATGGTTTTCTCCGCGCCGGTCCGTGGGTCGAAGTAGCGGAAGAGGACTTCGTTTTTGAGGCAGGCCGTCAGCAGCGCGGTGATGCGCTCGGTCGGCGCGTCGTTGGTGGCGCCGACGATCGTCGGCTTGATGGCGAGCAGATCGCGCTGCTCCTCGCCGGAGCACATGAGGCCGCCGTTCTCGCCCTCGCGGAACTCGTAGGTGACCTCGTAGCCGTATTTGTGGAACAGGTGGGTGAAGTCCTGCCCATCCACAATGAAGGGGTATTTTGCCATCAGGTGCCCTCCTTTCCGGCCAGCGGGGTGCCACGCCGGCGGCCCTCGGCCTGCATGAGCGGGTATTGCTTGCGCGCGAGTGTCTGGCCGTCCAGCTCGAGCGTGACGTCAATGGTCACGTTTTCGCGCCGTGCGGCGCTCAGTGCGGTCGCGGGAGACGGGGCTGGGGGAGATGCCGACGGAGCGCCGGACGCGCCGTGGCGCGCGGCAGAGCGCCAGAGCGCGGCCTCCTGCGCGTTGAGCACCGCCTCGTCCGCGTGGAGCTCGGCGAGATAGCCGTCGTAGGGCACGCGGTCGAGCCCCGCGGCGTGGGAGCCGGAGAGGTGCTCGCGCAGCCTCGCCTCGGCGCGGTAGCGGGAGTTCTTCGAGGTGGACGAGCGCTCCACGTTTTTTTCGTTTGCTTCCTCGCGTGCCTCGCGGATCTTCGAGATCAGATCACTAATAGCAGTGATCGCAGCCGTTACGCCCTCAACAATGTCCGCCGTGAATCCGATGATACCAGCCGCAATGGGTGTCAGCAGCTCGCCCAACCGCGCCATCGCCGCGTTGAGCTCCTCCTGCGAGCGGTTCATTTCCATAACGTCCTGGTTGGCGTCCTTCCACGCCTGCCCGGTCTCCCGCAAGCCCTGATTGGCGAGCTGCACGAGCACAAGCTGCGCTCGCTCGGATGTATCGGCGCAGGCTTCGAGCTGCCGGTTGAACTCGTCTTCATTGACGCCCGCCCAGTTGAGCACGTCCGCGAAGACGCCGGTGACCTTTCCGGCCTGCACGGTCTCGTTCACAGCCTCGCTCAGGCTGTCGATTGGGATGGAGTCGCCGTAGGTCGCCCACGCGCCGATGCACTCATCGACAAGGACCTTTAGGTCCTCCTGCTTGAGGCCAAGCGCCTGCAGGTTCGCCGTCGCGGTCGCGGCAGCCTGTGTGTCGCCAAGTACGGCCTGCAGCTCTTGGTAGACCTGCGCAGTCTCCTCGGCTGTGTAGCCGGCAGCCGCGCTGGAGACCTCAAGCGTGCCCATGATCTTGCGGTATTCCTCGGTCGATTCTACGATCTCAAAGATCGCATCTTTGACCGCCTTTGCGCCTGTGACGATGGCGCCGCCAACCAGCAGCCCCTTGAGGTTGCTGAGCGCTGAAGTTACGCCGCCAAGGTTAAAGCTGCCGTCCTCGTTGCGCAAGCCCTTGAGTGCGCCACCGATGCCGCCGAGGTCGTCATTAAGGCCGTCGGCATCGTCCGCGGTCTCCTTGACCGCCTTACCGAAGCCGTCGATGCTTTTCGCGCAGCCGTCGGCGCTGTCCTCGGTCTCTTTAAGCAGTTTGTCGTTCTCGCTCAGCTCGTCGTTGAGCTTCGCGAGCGCGGTCTCCGCGCTTAAGAGCTGCCGACGGTAGCTGTCGGTGCGGCTGTCCGCCTCGCCGTAAGCCTCCGCCGCCTCCTCGACCGCGCCCTGCAGGGAGACGATCTTGCCGACCTGCTGCTCAATAGACTGCTTGAGCAGGTTGTGCTTGGCGCGCAGCGCCTCGGAGCTATTCGCCTGCCCCTTAAACTGCGCGTCGACGAGCTTCATCTCCGCGCCGAGGTTGCCCAGCTCGCGGTTGACCGCCGCGAGCTGCTTTTTGTATTCCTGCTCGCCATCGATGGCAAGCCGTGTGGTGATCTGGCGTACTGCCACCGCTCACCCCTCCTCTCGTTTGAGTCCGCGCCGGCGCTCCTCAAGCTCCTGCAGGTCCATGACCTGCCCCGGCGTAAGCAGCAGGCCCTCGCGGACGCTCAGGCGCAGGAACTGCGTCAGGAGCTGGAGCCAGAGCGCGCGCGTCACGGAGACTCCGTTTTTTTTTGAAGCTCCACAAGCCCGAGATCCACGTCGTGCTCCTCCTCGGCCTCGCGGGCGAAGCCGATGCGGATCGTCGTTACGATGGCGTCCTTGGCGCGGTAAACGTCGCGCGGCGCGAGGTGGACGCGGAAATACTGCTCCGAGAGCACCGGTCCGCGCGTTTGACCTTCCCAGCGCCGTAGAAGCTCGCCCTGCTCGCAGAGCTTCGCGAGGAAAAAGCAGGTGGCCTCAAAGCCCGCCTTGTTGTTGTCCTTGAGCGGGTCGGTGATGAAGCCCTTGGTGCCGAATTTATCGTAAATGTCGAACAGCGCCTGCCCGTTGAGGAGCAGATAGAGGTGCTGCCCGCAGAGATCAACTTCGTGTCCTTTCATTTTGCCTCCGATTTGCGAAAAGGCGCAGCGGGGTGCTGCGCCTTTTCGGATTCCTTAGCCGCCTGCCGCGGCCTTGACCTTGCCGTTCACCCACGCCTTCGCGGCGCTCTCGGTCGTGAGCTCGTCGCTCTCGATGCGGTAGTCGCCGGTGTTGCAGGCGTCCACCGCGAAGGTCAGCTTGGGACTGTCGAGCACGATGGTCTTCTGCTTGGTGTTGTAGGTGCGCCCGTCGAGGCTCGCCTTGACCTTGGGGTAGAAGAGGCCCTTGTAATACTTCGAGCCGTCGGCCTTGATGTTGCTTGTATGGTAGCCGAGGCCGCCGTAGGGCGCGGTGTCGTTGCTGGAAAAGTGGATGTCCTTCGAGCCCTCGGTGCTGTCGATCTTCGCGCCGGTGACGGCCGAGGCGGTCTCGTTGGGCAGCTCCAGCACGCCGACGGCGAGCGAGCCGTCGACAAACTCGCGCAGGTAGATCTTGCGCACATCGTCCGCGCGCGATTCGACCTCGGAGAAGTTGAGCGTTTCGACGACGCTCATGAGGTCGCCGAGCTTCATTGGCGTGCCGTAGTTGGGCAGCGCGTCCTCCGGCTCGGGGTTTGACGCCGCGAACGGCGCCCACTGGAGATTTTTCGCTCCGTACTGAGGCATAGTTGTGCCCTCCTTTACAGGTTTTTGGATTCGAGGAATTTGTTGTAAACAGCGGCCTGCGCCGCCGTGGTCGCCGCCGCGCTCTTCTCGTTGGCGTTCTGCATCCAGCGCTTTGCCGGAATGTTGCGCCGCGGCGCGCCGTATTCATGGATAAAACCGACCTCGCTGCTGGAGGTGGCCTTCTGGTCGCCGCCGACGGTGTAGGTCCGACCGTGCTTGGAGTTCTTGTACGCCTTGGTTCTGAGCCTGCGGTTATATTGGCCGTGCTTGCCGGTGGGATAGATCAGGACATAGCGGCTCGGGCCACCGGCGGACGCTGCGTGGAGTTTTTTATGGAGCTTGATGCTGTCCACCAGATGCGGGCCGCTGCTCTCGTTGTCATACAAACCGAGCGTAAGCAGCTCATCCTTCTGCGCCTTGATCACGACCTCGCTGCCGGCCTCGAGAATCTCGTCGATGACCTCGCCGGGCAGCTCGGCAACCTGCTGCATGGAAAGCATAAAATCGCCAAGGCCGTCTACGGAGAATGTCGCCATCACAACACCTCCAGCTGCACGATCGCGCGCATGGCGGCGTAGTCCGGGTCGTAGCTGACGTCCTCCACGCTGTACGGCGTGTCGCCTGCCGTAAGCGCCGCCTTGACGTCCGCGAGCAGCGTGTCGCCGTCGGTCTGCCAGCAGATGTCCATCTGCACGCGCTGCACTTCCAGCTGCACGGCGTTGTCCGCGATCACGCCGACCGTGCCGTAGGGACTGAGCACGACGAAGCGCTTCGCGCCCGCCGGTGCCTCCCACTCATAGACGGCATCGCAGGCCGCCTCAAGTGCTGTCTTCAGCTCGGAGTATGTCATAGCTGCCCTCCATTCTCCGCAGGCTCAGCGTCGTCACGGCGAGACCGTCCTCGTCCAGCCCGTGCTGCGCCTGCTCGATGCGGTAGACGTGCCCGTCCTCCGGGATGGCATACTGCGTCGCCGTGAGCGCCTCGCCGAACGGCACGCGCACCATGCGGTCGATGCGGCTGCCGGCCTGCACGCTCTCCCAGTAACGCCTGTGGTAGACCTCCAGCTCCGCGTAGAGGTGTCCGGAGTTCTCGGTCAGCTTTCCGCCGCGCTGTGTGCCGTCCTTGAGGTCGTAGACAGTCAGGAAGTGGTCGTAGGTCATGCGTCCACCGCCTTCGGCGTCACCTTGTGGTCCACCTTGTGGTCATTGATCGCCTGACGGAGCATCGGCGGCATGGGATCTCTGCCGGCGCGCTTGCGGTAGAGCCACGCGGCGTGCATCACGAGCAGGTTAAGATCGTCCCCGTCTTCCATGTCGATCGTGATGCCCATTTTCGCAATAGCTTTCTCCGCAGCCTTGAGCTTGCTTTCCAGCAGGTCCGATACCGGGCCGGAGACCGTGTAAAAGCCGAGATCAGCCTTCAGCAGCGCGAGAGCGTATTCATGGGTCATACGTTGCTCCTTTCCGCGCGCATTTCCGTGCCCGATTCGGGCACGGAAAGCGCGTGTGTTATGCTCAGGCGGCGGCCTTCTTCGCGGTCACGACCACGAAGCCGTTCTTTACGGTCACGTCCACGTCGGCCGTGACCTCGCCGCGGACGGTGAGCAGGCCCTCGGCGAACTTGTAGCCCTCGTTGACCTCGACCTCGAAGCCGCCCCACAGCGCCAGCTCGGCACACTGGGGATTGCCGTAGAACATGTGCTTGGTGGCGGTAGTGGTGAGCGTCGCGGTGGACAGCGCGGTCAGATCCTTGCTCAGGCAGTAGCGGCAGGAGAGGCCGTTATTGTCCTTGATGATGCCGGTCGAGGGATTCGCCGCATCGGGGGTGATGGAGTAGACCGGCAGATACTCGTTTTTGCCGCGGATGGCAGCGAAGGCGAGCAGGTCGGCCTTGTTGAGGTACAGACAGGCAGAGCCTTCCACGCCCTCATCGCCGCCGTAGGCAAGGATGATGTTGCTCAGCAGCTTCTCGTCAAAGAGCACGCTGCCCTTGGTCGCGCTCTTGTCGGCCTCCAGCGCGTGCGCGGTGTTGAGGGTGCTCGCGAGGATGGCGTTGGCGGCGACTGCATTCAGCTTGCGGCGCAGGGCGCGGCGCGCGCTCTCGCGGACCTTCTCCTCGTAGTTGAGGGGGCTCTGCTTGCGGATCTCCTTGGAGACGTAGCCGACCGTGCCGTAGTTGGTCGGCGTGAGGGTGACGGAGTCGAAGGTCGGCTCGCTCTCGGTGGGGGCGCTGCCCTCGGTGATGGCGGCAGCGTCCGCTGCGTCGCCGGTCATCAGCGCGACCTTGTAGCCGGTCATGCCGGTGCAGTCGGTGACCTTGAGCATATCGACCAGCGCGGACACGCCGCCGATGGCGTCGTTGATACCGCCGACGCCGGTGGGGCCGACCACGCCGTCGGAGCCGGTCGTCACGGCGGCGCGCAGCAGGCTGCGGATGTCGGTGTAGGTGTGGCGGCCGGACTTCTGGAAGGCCTCAGCGTCACGCAGTTCCATGTGGTTCATACGGTTCTCTCCTCTCTGGCGGCTCGCGCCTGCGGGAGCGGCGCTGCGCTCCTCACGGTTGTTATTGTTCATCGCCTCGGCCTGCGCGGCCTCGGCCTCGGTGAGCTGGGTGCGCAGCTCGGCGAGCTCGCCCTCCAGGCGGCCGCGCTGCTCGCTCGCCTCGTTCTGCTCGGCCTCGAGTGCAGTCACGGATTCCTCCACGGCGCTGCGCTCCTCGTCGGTCTCGGCGGACTCAATGGCCTCGGCAAGATCGGCTTCGCGCGTCTGAAACTCCGCATCTCGCGCACGCAGAGCTTCCAGCTCTGCCTCCTTGTCGCGGATCTGCTTAGCCAGCAGGATGGTTCTCAGCTTCGACATTTGTTGATCCTCTCTTTCATTTTCGTTTTCCACAGCTCGCCCTCGCGCCTGCGGATGGTGTCAAGGTCGTTCTTCCTGGCTTCTACGGACGTCTCCGCATAAGCGGGGAAGGTGCATACGCTGACCTCGTAGAGAACGACGTCCTTGATGATCCACCGGACGCTGCCGTCCGGGTTTTCAACAAATTCCTCGCTCTTGATATCAAAACCGAACGAGCACTGGCTGACGTCACCCCGCTGGACGCGGGCGTAGAGGTTCATGGCGTCGGTGTCCTGCTCGTTGATTTGGATCGCTCCGTAAAGGCCGTGCGCGTCCTCGCGCAGCGTGAGCGTGCCGGCCGTGGTGCGTCCGAGCACCAGCGTGGTGTCGTGGTTGGCGAGCGCGCGCACGTCGCACTCCCCGTAGTCGCCTGCGAGAGACTTCGCGAACGCGCCGGGGGCGACCTGTTCCGTCGCGCCGGGCCATAGGGGATAGTCCGAGTTGAATACGGAGAAGTAGCCCTCGATCACGGGTCCCTCGCCGTCCTTTGCCGCGCGTGTCTGGAACTGCGCGCCGATGCTGCGCACCTGCCGCAGCGAGCGCGCGGTGCTGTCGATATCATTCTTCGGCATTCTTCTTGCCCTCCTTCAGTTTTTTCTGGTCGCCGATGCGGTCGGCAGGAATAAAGTTTTCGAGGATCACCAGCACGTCAAGCCCGTCCTTCGGCGGCAGCGACATCCAGTTGCGCACCTCGTTGCCGGTCATCAGCCCGCGGATATAGAGATTGCTGCCGATCTCGCTGAGTTCCTTGAGGTCGTAGGCGTAGAGCGAGCGGGCGTTGAACTTGAAATAGCGCTTGCTGCTCACCAGCAGCTTCTTCGTCAGTTCCTGCTCAATGACCTGCGCCAGCGGCAGCAGGACGGAGGAGACGAAGGTGTTGTACTCGTCCTTGTCGTAATCGCCCACGCCAACCATGAAGCCAGGCACGCCGAAGATGGCGGCGACGTTCCGCTTGTCCAGCTCCACGCCGTCGCGGACGGCAAGGTCGGTCAGGCTCAGCGGCTTTGCCTGTACCACGTTCATCAGATCCGCAGGGATGATGAGCGGAGCGCTCGGGTCCTTCCGCGTGAGGAAGCTCTGCGTGAACGCATCGCGCTTATCCGGATCGCTCAAATCGCTGTCCGAATTAACGGCGATCACCAACGGCGGCTTGTACTCGCTTCTCATGTACGCCTTCTTCGTCGCCGCCGTCTGTGCAATGCTGTCCACGATGTCGCCGAGCTGCACGCGCGTCCCCACGCCCTGCCAGGGATAGCGCGCATCGGGGCGCAGGCGGAAGTGAAGCACCTCGTCCGGCTCGAAGGCCATGCCCTGCCACACGATCTCGTAGGGGCTGCCGTCCGGGCGGCGCTGGGCGTAAGCCGTCGGCATCGGCCACAGATCGGTGAGCAGGCCGTCCCGCGTCACCGGCAGCACGAAGGCATTGCCCTCGGTGAGCAGCGTGCTCACGATCCAGCCGATGAGTGTCTGGCGCGTACCGAGGCTCCACGGCGCGACGTCCACCTTCCGCGCCAGCTCGTCCTTTACGCGCACGTCGCCATTCTTCGCGTTCTCCATCAGGTGGATGGTCATGGAGGCGATCATGTCGCTGATGCGCCAGACCGCTGCGGCGACCTCCGGCGCGTCCGAAAGGCGGGTATAGCCGCTTGGACAGATCACACCGGGCGAGGAGAGCGTCAGGCCGACCATCGAGGCCGACCGTTTCTTGAAGCGCTTCGTCAAATTCTCAAAAATCATCATCAGCTCCTTTGCGGAAAAATAGAAAAGCCCCGTGTCCTTACAGTGAAGGACACGGGGCATCATGGCCACAGGTCAGGTATTCGGTTTGCCGCTCTCAAACCAGCGCGACGCATTCGCGCGCTTTTCAGTGTCGATGAGCATCCGGATCGTCCCAAACACCGCCGCGTCGAACACGTCGATGCGGGAGGTGTCGTTGATCTTCTCATATTGTACCGCATCATCGACTTTTTCGCAAGCCCTAATATTTCCGACGCAGTATTCAAACGGTTCCGCGCCGCAGTAATACAGGCAGCCGATTTTCATCTTGTGCTCGATGTAGCGGAAGCCCTCGCTTTTCGCGAGATAGAGCTGCGGCTGGTCCACCACCGTGAAGCCCGCCTTTTTCATCGCCGTGTAGTAGGGCCGCGCAAATTTCCGGTCATGGCCGACCTTCCGGATGCGGAAGCCATTGGCCTGCCACTTCTTAAACTGCTTCACCGGCTCGGTCGGGTCCATGCTGCTCTCGTTCGGCATATCAAGCCAGCCGTCGTCCTGCCAGCCGAAGAGCGGGATGTTATCCACATCTGCCTTTTCCGCCGCCGCCGTGCGCGGGAACCAGGCGTGCGGCACGATGACCAGCACATCCTCGCTCGGCGTCCAGTCCTCGTTTGCCGCCTTCGCCGCGGGGATCTCGCCCACAATGGCGGCAGCCGTCAGATCGTGCAGCTTGGAGAGGTCCGCGCCGCCGTACCACGCTGTTACAAGCCGCGCAAGTTCTTGCTGCGTCCAGTGATAGTGTGCGTCCGAGCGCCGGAAATCCGCTACGTCGAAGCACGCCTTGAAGCTCGACACAAACACGTTGAGCGAGCGCGTAAGAAATTCCTTTCGCATCTGCGGGTCGTTCTGTGCCTGCAGGGCGCTTGCCATCATATCGCTCGGGCGGATGGTCACGCCCCAGCTCGGGTTTGCCTGCTCCTGCGCGAGTGGGCTGAGATAGTCGACCTCGCCCGTGTCCTTGTCCGGATCGGCGCGAGCAATGAGCACGAAGATGCGGTCGGCGTCCTCGCCGGTGATCTGTCCACGCACGATCTTGGAGCAGTATTCCAGCCGCTGTGCGCAGAAGCCGGTGCCGTCGTCGCCTGCGGTCGTGGTCGCGGCGATGAGCTTATTCGAATACGCCTTCGTCGCGTCCTTCAAGCGGCCATAGGGCACAGCGTTCCGGTAGAGCTCCAGCTCGTCGAGATGGACGAGGTTTGCGTTGAAGGCATCAAAGATATCTGGCTTATAGGCAAGCGCGTCAAAGCTGATCTGTCCGTCCCAGATTGCGCCGGAGTAGCTGTGCCCGAGCGAGCTGTCCAGGACGCGCAGCCCATGCACCGCGTCCTCGCGCACGGTAAGGCCGAGCCGGTGCAGGTTGTAGCCGAGGAAGCCGAAGCCCTCCATGTTCTGCTTTGCGCTGCCGGCCACGGTCTTGATCTTCGAGTAGCTTCGGCTGTAAGCGACGCCGAGCATCCAGATCTTCGCCGTCGTAAACGGCGTCTTGCCGTTCTTCCGCGCCAGCATGGAAAACTGCTCCTGGTAACGCCGCAGCTCCGTCCCTGGCAGGAAGAAGCCGCACACGTTGTAAATGTCAAAGAGCTGCCAGGGCTGCAGGAGGAAGGGCGTGCCGCGCAGCGGCCGGCCGTCCAGGCTCTCGCCCTGCTGGTGGCAGAACAGTGTCTCGATGCCGTTGATCACGAACTCGGCAAGCTGTGTGCGAAACTCCCACTTGCCGCTTCGGCGGTCGTCGAGGTAGCGCCGCGCCGCCGCCCGAAGATCCTCACAGGCGCGCTCGTTTGCCTCAGTCTGCTCTGCCCACTCGTTTACGATGCACTCATGCGTCGCCATGCGCGCCCTCCATGAGCCGGTCCAGCAATCCCGCCAACTGCCGGTTCGCACCGCCTACCGGCTCGCTGTCCGCCGCAGCGCCGCTGTCCATTGGGCGCAGCCGCTTGAAGGCCTTCGGCGTAAGTCCCAGTGCCTCACGGTGCGCAAGAATGTCTCGGCGCTGCTGCTGGATCACGGTGTAGAGCTTGTCGGCAGCGCTGGGGGCTCTGCCGTCCTCTGCCGTGGCCTTCCATTCCTTCATCGTCCGCTGGTGCTCCCGCTCCAGGATGGCGAGCGTATGGATCTCCGGCTCAAAGGCCTTGTCATAGATGCCGAGGTCACGCATCTGCTCGGCATAGATCTGTTCCTTGGTCATGTCGTGTCCTCCGTTATGGCTTCAAGAACACCGGCAGCGGCATCCACGCCACGGGCGGGAAGATGCCGGTCCGTCGGTCGACCATCTCCATGCCGTAGCGCAGCCAAATGCCGCCCTTGCTGAGATAGGCCTCACCGACGAATACGCCGTCGGTCACGATCACGCGCTCGCCCGGATCGGGCAGCGCGCGCCGCGCGTTGTACCAGCCGGCACGATCCGGCACGGCGGTCTTTCGCGCCGCCGACAGGCGCACGCGTTCCTTTTCGCGGATCACTCCGCGCCGGATGTTTCGTTTTCGCTCCGCGTCAACCGCAGGGTTCCAGCCGCAGCGCGAGCAGTCCTCACACTTCACGTCCAGCGCGTAACTTCCGAGCATACACCCGTCGACCCTTTTCCGGCTCCCGTCCACTGTCTCACCTCATTTCTTCTGTGCCCGATTCGGGCACGATGGCCATTAAGCTCCTGCGCATCTGGCCCGCCGTCGCGGCGGGCCGTCCCCGCGGTGCTTCCGCTTGCGGCGACAGCGCCGCTGCCTCGAATGCTTAGTCGCTTTCTCCGCCACCAGCGGCGCTCCTGCGCATTCCCCGCCCCTCGCGATTCGAGGGCCGCGGGGGTAGGAGAATAACATCATGCCGCCCTTCAAAGAGCGGAGAACACGCAGGAGCTTCTCGCTGCATTCGTGCAGCATATTCCACATTCCGCTGCGAAAACGCAGCGTCCGCCGTTCCGGTGCAGCCCCCGACCCTCGGAGGTGCCGAGGGGCAGGGGACAGAAGCGTGAAGACTATCCGGCTCAAGAGCCGGGGGCTGCACCGGAGCATCTGGGACAAATCATGGGGAAGTCTGGCGTCAACGCATCCGCGCGGTCCGTGCGCGGTTCGCATCCGCGGCCCGCGTGAAACAAACTATCGGGCGCATACGCGCAGGCTCTTATCACGCGCCGCTCCGGCAGTCTCTACCGAGCAGCTTTTTGGGCGCGCCCCCGGCGTTTTTCCAGCCAGTTTTCTCCGGGAAAATTTTCCGCCGCGTGTGCGCGGAGTCCTGCGCCCAGCTGCAGAGACTCCACCGTCACCCGCCAGGAGGTGGGGGGACTCTATTTCGCCAGCGCTCACCGAGCGCCGTGAGCTTTCTGGTCGCGCGATCGTGCATCGCATCGTGCGCCGCGCTCGACAGGCTCACGAGGTTCCAGAGACAGTACGCATACTCCGGGTAGTCCTCGGCAGGCCAGATGTGATGCACCACCTGCGCCGCCTCGCGCCGACCGTACCGGGCCGCTTCCCGGCACCGATATCCGTCCCGCCGGAGCGCCCGCACGCGCAGCCGCTGCCAGCGCTTGTTCTTTCGTGAATAATCAAACATGGGCAAAAGAAAACACCCGCACCGATCACGTCCAACGTCTGGACTCGATCAGCACGGGCTAACAAAAGAGCACTGGCCAGTTTTGATATTCACGAGCATCTGCGACTTACACTGCGCGCAGAACACCTGCAGGTTTTTCGCCTCGGTCTCCGGCCGGATGATCTGCCTGGTTTTCATCCGGCAGACGGGACACACGATGTGTCCGTCCTTGATGCTAAGTTTAGCACCTTTCGCGATCGTTTTCAAGTCGTTCATCGCCATCCTTTCATTCTGTCACTAAAAAGCCAATAGGTTACAAGTAATGTCGCGCGCACGCGCGCACGCGATTCCTTATGCCTCGATCCAGCTCGCCACCCGGTAGCTGCCGAATTGACTGCCGCCGGTCCGCACCCGTGGGAGCACCGCGTCGAACGGTATCGTAATCGCATCGCTCTCGTCAAGCCACACCTCCGGCGGCGGCAGCTTTGCACGAAGGCTGCGCGAGCAGCTCCACGGATGCCGCCCCACCGGAATGATGATCCCGTCGCTGCGCTCCTTGGTGAGATAGCGCGCGAGGTAGCGGTAGCCGAGCGCCTTGCCGTGCCGCTTAAATACCGGCCAATCCGTCACCTCGCCGCACTGCCACAGAAACCGCACCTCCGCCGGCGAGAGCTGCCGGTAGTCCGCGACGAGGTGGATGTGATACCTGTGCGCCCCGTGCAGACCCTCAATGGCCGGGATGTAGTCAAGCCCGCCCTTGCCTCGATAGCGCTCCACGCGCCGCAGGAAGGCCCGCAGCGCCTTGCGCACGTCGGCAAAGCGCTCCGGCAGATGCTCGTCGTCGAACTCCAGAATGTAGTGCGTGGCGTACTTGCCCATGAGCGCGATCATCAGCTCGAGCCGGTCGGTGGAGTCGCGGTTGAGCACCGTGCGCCGCTGCGCCTTGAGGTCGGCCTTGGCGCGCCGGTCCTCGTCGGTGTCGGAGGACGCATAGCGCGGCGGCATCGTCCCGCGGTACTCCTTGACAAGGTTCCCCGCGCGCTGGCGCACGCAGTAGAACCGCTCAGCCATACACGCTCCCGACCATCCCGGCAACCTCACCGGTCATGTCGCCTTCGATGATGGATCGCCTTTGCTGACGTAGGCGATACCGGATGTATTCGTCAAGCAGGAACCCCAAACAATGGCCGTGCGAGAGATTGCCGTCACACTGGTTCGCTGCCCACACTGCAGCATTACGAGATGCGCCCAACCCCATCAACAGCTTGATCATCCGTTTACGCTTCATTTAGACACTTCCTTTCCTGGGTCGTCCGGGTTGACGCTTCTTCGCCTCTGGCAGGTCTACGCCAAGCTGTACTAAGATTGAGCGGATCTCGTCCACTGTGCAGGCGTTCAATTCGGCGAGGATTCCGATTTGTTCCTCTGGCTTCGCGGCCTGCTTATACGATCTGACGATCTCGCCGGCGCTCATCGGCAGCGTCCGCTTCGCCGAAGCCTTACGCTTCTGCGCGTCATCGGGCGCACGGAAAACGGTCCGATTTGAGAGGTCCGTTTTTGGCGTTTTCTCTGATTCAGGTAGCGGATTGATTGACTTCGGATTGGTCTCCTCCGCCCGCTCCGGTTCCGGTGCGGTGCCCAAATCGGGCACCGAGCGGACGACGCGCCCGCCAACGACCAGCCCGCCGCCTCCGCCCGCAGGCGTCGGCTTCGGCCCGCCGATCACGACAGGTACGGCGTTCCCCGCGCCCACCTCCACCGCGCCGAGCGCGTCGCACACATAGGCGCGGAACGCCTCAAGCGCCTTGACGTCGGCGTGCAGCTCCGGCAGCTTGACGATCAACACCTTGCTCCCCGTCATAGCTCCACCCCTTTCAGCGCCCTGCGCAGGTCGATGAAGCGTCCGCCGAGGCCCTTGTCCACCAGCTCCTGCAGCGCGTCGAGCGTCAGCTCGGCGTCCTTGGCGCGGTAGACGTCCTCGCACAGGCTCTCCATGTCGCACAGTTTTGCGGCCGCGCCATAGAGCCGCGCCGGGCAGGAGAGCAGGCTCACGCCCTCGATGCCCCACGCCCCGTCCGGCGTCTTGTAGGTTAGTCTACGGAATTCAGGCATTGCTGGCACCTCCATCCTTTTGTTCGCCGTAGCTGCAAAACGTCGCTTCCAGATTCCGCAAAGTGCAGTCCCAAATCCTGCAATAATCAACGCTCTTACCGTGGCACGGCTCCTGTACCCACCCTCTGTGCTTGCAGTTCTTACACCGCACCACCGGGGCAACATCGGCAACGGGCGCAGAGCAAACCTTTGCCATAAAAGCACAGTTCGTAGCGCCGCAAAACGCTATCCCGCACGTTTCATAGCAAATGCTGTCCAGCAACGCCTCCCGCTCAATGTATTCAGCCATTGTCCGCACCTCCGTCCATTTTCGCCCCGCAGTTGGGGCAGTAACCAAAATGGTTGATTACCTGTGCGTAGTATTCCTTGCCGCAATTCGAGCATTTCGCAAAGCCCTGCCGCCAATTACCGTTCTCGTCAAAACACGGCTCGAAGCACCCATGCACCACCGGCGCAACGTCAGCGGCTGGGAAGCGGGCGATCATCGCTACAAAGTGTGCGTGCTCACAGTCATGTGCAATATGAGCCATACCACGTGGATGAGGGTTGTCGTGCTGGCTTTCCAGCACCGCTTGACGCAGCGCATCACGGTCGATGTATTCATTCATCGTTCTTAATCCTTTCCCGCAGCCGCCGGACCTTGTGTGCCCGCTGCTCTGACACCGCGTCCTCGACCTCAAACTCGATCGCCATTTGATCGAGCATGATCCCGACGTCGGCGATCTCCTCGGCGATGTTGGCGAGCGTGTCACCGTCCACACGCCCGCGCAGAAATTTACACAGCACATCCTGCAGCTCGGCCATCTCCTCAAAGGCCATCGTGATCTGCGCCTGCGCGCCGTAGCGGCTGAGCGCCGCGCAGAATGTTTTGCGTTCCATGTCAGTCATTAGCGGCCTCCTTTGCATCCTCTTCAAGCTGCTTTTGGTAGAGCAGCTCCAGCTCGTCGTCCCGGAATCCCATCTTTTTCAGTCTCATTGCCGCCAGCGCGTTTTCCGCGAAATGAGGGTCGTCTAATCTGAGCTCAATCATAGACGCGCCCCTCTTGCGCAGTATCCGCTGCACTCATAGATCGGCTTTTTTTGCCTGCGAAGATCTCCGCATTTGAGGCAAGAGCCATTCTCACAGCGCAGGCAGTTATCTGTTCCGCGCCACCTGCAGTAGTCACACAGGCAGGCATCGCATGGGCTTTCCTTCCTCATCCTTCCACCTCCGGCCCTTCCGGCAGCGGCCTCCAGTGAGTGATCGGGACGGCGACATCTTCTTCACAGTCGGCAAGACTTCCTTCCCACCAAAAACAGCCGCATTCTGTCCATACAGCAACGCCGTCCGCATAGACCTCTCCATTGGTACCGATGTAGTTAATCAGCACGGGGACACCCTCCTCCGGCAGGCGCTCCGTCACGGGGATCCACCGTGTCCGCTCCTGCGCCACAGCGATCTCCTCGGCGTAGCGCGCGCAGCGGTCGGTCAGGCGCTCGATCAAATCCGCGCCATCCAGTCCGACGCGGTCGACATCGCATGAATGCATCGTGTCGGCTCCGTATATGGGCCGTTCTTCTTCCGGGACTTCCTCTTCCTTCCAGTACGGGCAATGCTCGCAGGCATTCTCTCCGCCTGCGGTGGAAATGCACCGCAGCGCCCTGACGATCTCATTGCTTTTCATGTGCTCCTCCTTTCACGGCTCCGAAATGCCGTTTCCCTCCAAAAATTTGATCCAGCAACCACGGCAAAAGTACCCAAGCGTCCGTACCGACGCGTAGGGTGCGCGGTACATGATCGAGACCGCCTTCTTTTTCAACACCTGCTCGCCGCAAATTAGGCAGATGCCCACATACCGCGGGGCGAGGTCATCATAGTCAAGCATGGCTCCTCCTCTTCGGCTCATAGCCGAGCCGTTTGATCTCCGGATAGCGCTCCGGGAATGGGTAAAATGTGCGGTCGCCGAGAAACGCGAGCGTCGCGCGGTCAAGGCGCTCCTGCCAGACGTCCGACTCGTCGGTGCTCTGGAGCGCGGGGAAATAGCGGTCGTAGGTCTCGCCCCACTTTTCCGCGAGGCGGCTGAGGCGCTCATAGCCCCAGCCGAAATCCTCGTGCATCGTGATGAGGAGCGTGTCGAGCATGTACTGCTTCATCGTCCGCTGCATCACATCGAGCCGCTCCTGCGTCAGCGCGTCGCGCTTTTGCAGCAGTCCAGACCTCTTCATGCGCCCTCCTTGCCGCGGCCGCACTCGGCAAGCGGCATCCAGCGGTCGCAGCGGCACTCGACGATGTCGTCGACCGTGGTCCCCGCGTCCGTCGAGATAAACGGGTACTCATCATCCGCGCCGCCGGCGCAGCGGGCCACAAGGTAGCTGCTGCCGCCGAGGCCGGTCTCGTAGCTGAGCACGACCAGCGCGCCCTCGGTCGGCCAGTGCTCCGCGTCGAGCGGCTGCCAGACCGGCGAGCAGAGGTCCACGCTGAACAAGGTGGGAGGCTTCGGCGCGGGATCGTCCGTCAGACCGCAGAGGTAGTCCATCGTCGTGCCGAGCGTCAGCGCCAGCTTGGGCAGCGAGCCCGCACCGGCAAGGCTGTTGTTTTCCCACGCGCTGTAGGTGCCGGGGTACTCGCCGATGCTCTCGGCAAACTCCTTGCGCGTCAAGCCGGTCGCTTCGCGCAGAGCCTTGACGCGCTCGCAGAATTTCGGGGTCATATTCTTGAGCCGTGGGTCGTCTGCTGCCGGATTTCGGGGCGCGGCAGGCTCCGGCTCCTTCGGCGGCCGTTCGGCGACCACGAAGCGGCAGGCGGTAGAGCAGGTGTCGCGGTTAAGACATTCGCGGCAGCAGCCGCCGCAGCGCCACTCGCCGTAGCGATAACGGTCAGCGTACATCCGTGCGGCATTCGGGCAGAAGCCGCCGGTATCGGGGCACTTATGCTTGCAGCAGGTCCAGCAGGTTCGGAACTCGCGCACGTTGTTGATCGACCATGTGCGGCAGTGGTCAATGATCCAATCCAGCAGCCTGTACTGCGTCTCGTCGTCCATTCGGGCGATCTCAAGCGCCGCGGCCTCGGGCAGCTCGCCCTTCTCCCATCGGGCAATGATGCCCGGCACCTTGAGGCCTTTTTTAATGACCTGCAGGTTGCCGACCTTCGTCGCGTTGATCTGCATCTCCCTGGCGATCCACTCACGCAGGCCGACCGGGAACTCCTCGCCGGCCTTCTTGCGCCGAATATAAGTCTCTTTGAGCTTCTCGGCCTCCTCCGCAAGCAGCGCGTTGGACTTCACGCGCTGGCGGTTTGCCTCGATCACCGCGCACAGCTCCTGCTCCTCCGTCATCGCGGGCAGCACGCGGCAGAGCACGGTGGAGAACTGCTTCGCGACGGCCTCGTCCCGGTTCGCCGCGAGCAGCCGCAACGCCGCCATGCGGCTGTGGCCGGAGATCAGGCGATATTTACCGTCCTCTGCCGGCACGACGGTCGGCGGCTCGAGCAAGCCGTTGGCCTGGATGGACTCCATCAGCGCGCCGAGCGCCTTGTTGTCGGGGCGCGGGTAAAAGTTGCGCGGATTGTCGAGGATGTCGCCGAGCGCGAGCTCTATCGTCGTGCCCGATTCGGGCACGACCTCGGGCAGCGTCGCCGCAAACTTCGTGATGTCAAACTTTTTGCCCGCCATTGTTAAACCTCCTCCATCAGCTCGCCGGCAAGGCAGCGGTAATCGACCGCCGCGCTGCTGCGCGGGCTGTACTCCCGCATCGGCGAGAGCGTCACCGTGCTCTCCGGCACCTTGTCTGTGCGCCGGATCTTCGTGCGGTACAGCGGCACGCGCTGCGACCGCAGCAGCTTTTCGCATTCGCCCACGACCTCCGCGCTGCGCGTCTGCGTCAGCAGCACGCGGGAGCGCAGCCCCGGACAGGCCGCGCTCAGGCCGCGCAGCTGCGCGATCACGGCGAACACGCCGTCGAGCGAGAACTTGTCGGCGAGCGCGGGGATCATCACCTCGCGCACACTCAGCAGCGCCGCGACGCTCGCGAGCGTGTAGCCCGGCGGGCAGTCGAAGATCATCCAGTCCACCTCACTGTCCGCTGCCGCGGCCTCGGCGAAGTGGCGCAGGCGCTCCGGCGCACTCACGCCGTCCTTGATCGCCTGCAGGTCGAGCTCGTAGAGGTCGGAGCTGCTCGGCAGCAGGTCAAGCCCCGGTCGGATCGGCACGAGGTTGTCGCTCCACAGCGGCTCGCAGTCGCCCCGCAGCACATCAGCCGTGGTGGTGAGCTCCAGCTTGTCCGCCCCCGGCAGGAAAAAGCGCGTGAGGTTCGCCTGCCCGTCGCAGTCCACCAGCACCACGCGCTGCGCGTAGTCCGCGACGAGGATGTCGGCGAGGTTGATGGCGGTGACGGTCTTGCCGACGCCACCTTTGTTGTTCATGATCGCAATGGTTTTCATATCGTTCTCCTGTTTCTCTCTCAAAATTTGAAGCCCTCGCGGACCTTTACGCCGTCGCCGAGGTCGGCCTCGACGAGGAACCAGCGGTGCGCGCGGTTGATGTACACGATGCGCCCGGGCAGCAGCCGCGGGAGCTCCCGATGTCCGGGGCCGATGGCCGCGCCGATGTCCGCCAAAATGGCGTGGGTATCTCCGATTCTTGGCATGTCGTTTCTCTCTCTTTCTCTCGATTTTCAGAACGGATCGTTTTCGTCCTCCGGCAATTCTTCGAGCGCCATCTGACCGGGCGCTTCGCCGTCCGTTTTCTCCTTCCGGCCCTTCTCGTCATCGCGGGTGTAGGGCGCAAAAGTCTGGTGCCTGCCGTCAAAGGCAAACACGCCCTTGCCGCGGCGGCCCTCCTTGCTCTTGGCGATCTGGATGACGCGGCATTTCTCCTGCGAGTAGTTCTGCTTCGGGTCGGGCCGGTAGATCATCACGATCAGGTCCGCGTCCTGCTCGAACTGGCCGGTCTCCTTGAGGTCGTGCATATCCGGCGCGCGCCATGCCCCGCGCTCGGGGCGGCTGAGCTGCGCCAGCTCCACCACCAGCACGCCGCGGCTCTGGGCGAAGGTGTGCAGCGCGCGGGAGACGGTCGCCATCTGCTCGCTGCGCAGATCGCGCGGGTTGCCCTCCGGCACGACGAGCTGCACATAGTCGACGAAGATCACCTCGTATCCGTAGGTGATAGCCTCCGCCATGATGTCGCCCGCAGTCATGCCGCTCGCCTGGATGACGTCGAGCCGGCGTTTGGACGCATCATCCGAGCAGACCGCGAAGGTGCCCCAGTCGCGGTCGGTCAAGCGGCTGCGCTTGATCGCGTCGAAGTCGATCTTCATGCCCTGCGTCACGATGCGGTCGCCGATCTTGCCGGCGGACGTTTCAAGGCTGAAAAAGCCGACCTTGAGCGTCTTGGCCATGTGATAGGCCATCATCAGGGCAAGGGCCGTCTTTCCGTCGCTCGGGTAGCCGCCCAGCACCACCACGTCGCCGCGCCGGATGAAGCTGTTGTGGTCAAGCACGTCCAGCCCGAAGCCCACATAGTCCGCGGCTGCGCCGCTCGCGTGGCGGGTGGAAAAGTCCTGCAAAAGCTCCAGCATCGGCACCACCTTCACGCCGCGCCGCGAGGTCATCTGCGCTTGCAGCTCCGAGAGCAGCGGACGGACGTCGTCGAGCGTAGCCGCGCCGTTGATCTGCGCCGAGAGGGCGCGGATGCGGCCCAGCGCCGCCTGCTCGCGCATAAGCTGCGCATATTCGCGCCAGCTCGCGCTTGTGGGCGTGACCTCCATCAGGTCGATGAGCTGTTGCTGCTGCGGCGAGCCGGAGGCATAGCCGAGCTTCGCGTTGATCGTGATGGCGTCGGCGTGCCCGCCCTCGCGGAACACCTCGCGCGCCGCCTGGAAGATCAGCCGGTTGGCTGTGCTGGTGAAGTCCCGCTCGTCCACCTCGGCGAGCACCTGACTGACGATGCTCTCGTCGATCAGCATCGCGCCGAGCACGGCGCGCTCGGCTTCCAAACCGGCGCTCGGCTGCGCGTCTACTCGGCCCATGTCCACCCTCCGTCCTGACTATCCGGCGGCTGCTCGATGCGGCGCACCGGCTGCGCCTTGGCGCTCTGCGCCGGGCGCTTGGCCTTGGCGTCCTCCCAGCGCCGGCCGTTGAGGAAGGTCGAGGCATACGGGATGCCGACGCCGTCCCGCCACGCAGGCGAGGCCTTGAGTACCTGCAGCGCCCGGCCGATGGTCTCGATCAGCGCGTCGTCCGGCTTGAGCTTGTCCCAGGCGCGCACCGCGCCCATGCGGTTCTCCCCGCGAGGGTAGTAGGCCCAGAAGCCCTCAAAGCGCTCGGGCTTCCACTCAGGCGTCGTCTTGCTGCGCCGTTTCTTTTTCTCCTCCGCGCCGTCCCCCTTGGGGGGACTATAGGGGGGTATAATATAATCTTTAGTCTCTACGTTCTTACTTTGGGTCGGAAACTCCGTTGACGGTGTTTCCAGACGACGGCTTTCACCGTTGTCGGTGTTTTCCGACAACGGTGGCTTTTCCTGCAAAACGTAGGTGTTCGCGGAAAAGCGCCCGCTGCCGTCATGCGATTGCTCGCGCATCAGATAGCCGACCTCCTCAAGCCGTCCCACAAGGCGGCGCACCGTGTCCTTGCCGACGCCGCGCTCCTTCGCCATGCCGGAGATGGTGAACTCCCAATCGGGAGGCTTGTCCAGCATATAGGTCAGGAATCCGAGCATTTCAAAGCTCAGGCGCGTGTCTCGGATCGCCGACTTATATAGGACGGTAAACGGCTCACGATGGCCGGACTTTATTACGCCCTCGCTCATACTTTCCTCCATCCAAATAGACGATGATCTTCATCAGCCGCTCCGTGAGAGACGTGACGCCGACGAGGATCAGGAAGATGTCCAGTCCCGTCATGCGCGCGCCTCCCCTCGGAAGGTGTTGACTTTCGTCTGTTTCTGCGATATACTGTGTTTGCAATGGTTTTCAGAGCTCCTGCTCTGGGGACGGGAACGCTTCGAGGTGCCAGCCTCGGGGCGTTCTTTTTTTGCGTCCGCGTAGATCACCTGATAGGCCGCGGCGATGGTCTCGCGCAGGTCCTGCACGATGTCGTCGAACTCCGGGCGCTCCGCGTCGTCGATCACGCCGTCCTCGGCGATGCGGAGCAATCCGGCCAGCCGGTCCGCTGCGTCGCGCAGGCGGTTGGTCAGCGAGATGGTCGCCATCGGCAGCGGCTTCGGCTCCACCTCCGGCAGCACGCCCAGCCGGTCGGTTGCCTTCGCGTGCTCCAGCGCCAGCCAGGGCACACCGTAGACGCTACACATCTTCGCGACGGTCTCGTCCGACGGCGTGAGCCTGCCGCCCTCGTAGCGCTTCAAGGTCTCGGCAGAGATGCCCAGCCGCTCCGCGGCCTCCTCCTGCGTCAAAAGTGTCGTTTTACGCCCTCTTTGATAGATATTTGGGTATAACGCTGCCATTGTCTTTCGTCCTCCTTTGTGGTAACGTCAAATCACCAGGTAGCCATCCACCGCGCAAGCGGCACGATGGGGATGATGTACTTCTTGCCGACCTTCTTGGCCGGAAAATCCTTGTCGCCGAGCAGCGCCGCGCGGTCAAGACCGAGGAGCTTACTGCTCTGATCCAGCGTCAGCACCTCCTGCCCGGCAAACTGCTCGCGCAAAGATTGCAGCTGATCGCGGAACGCCTCGCGCTCTCGCATGGCTTATCCCTCCTCACTTTCCTGCGGCGAGCGCTCTCGCGCCTGCCGCGCCCTTGGCCGCCACCGCGGCCCTCGCCGCCTCGCTCGCGGCGCGAAGCGTCTCGTCGTCGTAGAGGTCGCCGACCTCGCACTCCAGCACGGCCGCGATGGTCGGCAGCTTGTCCGTCGTGGGCGTCTTGCTGCCGTTCTCCCACCCGATCACGGCGGGCAGCGTCACGCCGGTCATGCGGGCCAGCTCCGTGCCGGTCAGACCGCGGCGCTCTCGTAATTCTCGGATCCTCATTGGGAACACCTCCTTGCTTTTTCTCTCTCGGTGTGATATGGTTTACTGTGAGTTAATGTAGAAAGGGCGTGGTATTATGGTGCGCATTACGGCTTTTGATGATAATGGTGTGTATAAGATTGACTTTGAAATCCCTGAGCTTGATGAATGTCCGATATGCCATCACGCTCTGAAACCAACTGTTCTGAATTCGAGATATGCGATGGACAGCGCGGACAAGGCAACAACGCTTTGTAATTTATACACCATGTTTTTCTGCCAGAAGTGCCGCAAGGTTTTTCTTGGGAAATTTCGTCAAAGCATTGGACTGGTGAGTAGCCACATAGCAAACTATATGGGCGAATATGAACTCTTTCCGATGACGCCAAATCGTGAATCCTTCAGCGATGATATCCTTGGACTGTCGCTGACCTTCGTTGAAACCTATGGACAGGCTCAGCAGGCAGAGGCCGAAGGATTGTCCCAGATTTGCGGCATCGGATACCGCAAGGCATTGGAGTATCTTGTAAAAGACTACCTTTGCCATAAATTTCCCGCTGATGAGGAGGCTATCAAAGCCGAAGCCCTCGGGCAAAGTCTTCGACGAATCGAAGACGGCAGAATACAAACATTGGCTCAGCGCGCAACTTGGATCGGAAACGATGAGACCCATTATGTTCGTAAGCACGAGGATCTGGATGTCAAGACGATGAAAACCTTTATCCGTGCAATGATCCATTTCATCGACTCGGAGTTGACGTTTGAGAAAGCTCTTGGCATTGATCCCGTCTGACGGGATCGTACACCGCGAGCTGCTTCCCGTCCATCGACCAATAGGACGTTGCCACACGGACCGGGTCATCGTGCGTCCCATCGCCGCGGACTTCGCGGATCTCGATGACCCGAATGACCTTAGCGATCGTAACTGGGTTTGGTGCCATGTCTTTCCACCTCCTTTCACCCGGTGCGCCGCGGCTCACCGTGAGTAAATAGTAAATCCTAAATATCGTAATGTCAAGATGCAAAGTACCATTTTTAGTAACTTTGTGTCAAGTCAACAATTCAGATAAGGAGTTGATGCCTATGGATGCCGAGAAGTTTGTGCAGAATGTTAAAAACATCTGCATAATGAGGGAGGTTCCGCCGACTATTGCGTGCCGGGAAAGCGGTGCAGGGAAGAACCTTTTGAGCGAGGTAGCGAGAGGTATCGTCCCGTCCGTAAACAAGGTTCAGGCCCTTGCACAGTACCTCGGCGTCACGACCTCGGAACTGCTTGGGGAGGTCCCCAGTCCTGCCGACATCTCGGTGCCCGCGATGCAATTCGTCAAGCTCTACCTGAGCCTGCCGGCAGAGCTCCGCGAGCAGATCGCCGCGGCTATGCTGGCGGCAAAGGAACACCTGAAGAACAATAGCGAAATCGATTATGTGGTGGACCCTGCCACCGGCTCGGGCGGGTTTGTCACCCAGGCACTCCGTACAAAGGACTCGACGGATGATACTTTGGTTCTGACGGCACCGAATAACGAAATAGTTTCCGATCTCAGCAGAAAAAAACAAAAATAAAAAAGTGCCCGATTCGGGCACGGAAAGAAGGCAATGCCATGAAGCGGCCTCTTGCAATGGTCCTCGCGCTTGCCCTCGCTTTTACCCTGACCGCCTGCGGCGAGTCGGCGGAGACGGAGCCCCAGATCGCCGCTAAGGAGTTAGACTCTCAAGTGTGGGCGGTCGTCACAACCGCAAGCGATCAGCTGCAGGCCCTCGACGATGTTGTCGCAGATGCCGCCGACAGAGGTGACACAGACGTCCTTGGTGTTATGATCGCAGTGCTTCAATCCAGTCAAGATTCGCTCGACAGCTTTGACGCTGACACTCAGCCGGCTATCCTCTATGTCGGCGCTGCGCGCGCGTACACGGCAAACGCGCGTGTTGTGTGCGAGGCCATAAAGGACTATATTGACGGCGGCGAAGCATCCGATTATGACAAATTTCAGGAATACCTCGGCAAAGTCAATGATCTGACCGACAATGCCGTAGAAAAGCGCAAATCGTTTTTGGCTGACGCGGGGTTTTCGGACAACGAAATCGCAGAATTTCCCGCGGAAATCCGAGACGATACAGTAGGAACATGACGCAAAAGGTCGCCACCCATGAGGGCGGCGGTCTTTGCTGAGCTCGCGCGAACTCGGAGAGGGGG